ATTATTTTTTTGTAAATAAAAATAAATATCCAATATTTAATACAAAATTATTTTTAATATATTTTTAAGTATTACAAAAGTAACCATATTGATAAGAAGTCTATTTGGTGTCCTTTTTATTTGTATACTTATTCAAAATATGACTCATACTTTTTTTGTAAATAAAAATGCGTTTAATAAAAATTAAAATATATTTAAAATTATATAATGAATAATATTAAATATCAAAAAACTATAATTTATAAATTATTTTGTAAAAATATAAAATTTGATAAATTTTATATTGGACATTCAACAGATATTAAAGCTAGAATGCTTCTTCATAAATCACAAAGCAAAAATAAAAATAATGAAGTATATAATTATATTAGAAATGCAGGAGGCTTTGAAAATTGGGGTTATCAAATATTAATTCAAAAAAAATTAAATAATAAACAAGAAGCACTAAAATTAGAACAAGCATATATTTATAAATACAAAGATTTTATTATTAATAAAAATAATTCTTTTAATACAGATTCCGAAGATGAAAGATATAAATTAAAAAAAAATAATTGTTATTGTGGTGGAAGATATACAACATCTAATAAGGTATATCATTTTAAAACAAATAAGCATGTTAATTATATTACTAATAATTTAAATAATATAAATGAAGAAGTTAATGATTTAAATAAAAAAATAAATAATTAATAAAAAAATAATTTAAAAATAAATAGTTTAGAAATTTCAGATAATATATTTAATTATATAAATTGTAAAAATTTAAATAACACACGATTTTATAAAAATAATTTAATTGATAAAAAAATAATTTCTAACATTAATATATTAATGCAATCTACAGAAGATAATATTAAATTTCAAAATGGTAAACCATTAAAACCAATTAAGACACCTAAAACAGAAAAAAAAGAAAATATAATTGAACCTAATATTATTAATACTTATAGTAATGAAACTGAATTAATTAATAAATTAACTGAAGAGCAAAAAAAAATTCTTAATATGTTGATGCAAACAGACAGGGAAAAAATAGATAAGAAACAGACTAAATTAATTATCAAATTATTAAATATAAATAAATAAATAATATAAATATAAATAATATAATTATTATTATAATAATATCTATTATATAATAATAATATATAATGAATTCAATTCAAGAAGATAATGAACCAGATCACGTGTATCTCGATTTAACAATCAAAAATTTCCAATCAACAACTGACGAAGCTAAACCAATAAGTTTTTATGAAAATAGAAATTCGGCATATTTAAAGAATGCAGGAAATTATAGTATGAGCATTACTAGATTCGTTGTGGATTCATATAGTATACCAACATATATTGCAGAAATTCAACCCAATCAAAGTAATGCTAATTTAATGATACAAACTGTTAGTTTAAGATATACTAATGGATCTAATGTTTATAATACAGCTGCAATACCATTAATTTGGCAACCAGTAAATCTATCATATCCAACACCATCAGCACCATCAACACAACCTAATGGCATGCAAGTAGATGACAATTTGTATTATTATTGTTATAGCATTGCACATTTAATTAAATTATATAATATTGCTTTTACTTCCGCGATGGTAAGTTTAAGATCGTTAAGTGGGGCCCTAGGTAGTGTAGATCCTCCTTTTATGGTTTATGATAATAACACAAAAAAAGTTAGTGTTTATTGTGAGGAAGCTCATTTTAATCAAGAAGATGCAATCCATATAGATATTTTTTTTAATCGGGCAGCTTATGCACAGTGGACATCATTACCCGCTTATAGATATGCTATTAATTCTCCAAATGGTCAAATTTATAATTTAAGAATGGATACTGCTTTTGGCGTAAATGTTGTTAAAGTTGCGGGTAGTCCAACACCTAATAAAGATTTGATAAAATTGGAAGAAGAAACATCAACAGTATGTAATATTTCACCAGTATCCGCTATTGTATTTACAACATCTACTTTACCAATTGTAAAAAATATATTATCAGCACCAATAAATTATTTAAATGGTGAGTTAATCAAAAGCAATTATAATAATGCTTTTGGTTTCATTATAACTGATTTGGCTACATTAGATGATGCATTTAAACCAACATTGTTATATAATCCTACTGCAGAATATCGTCGGATATCATTACAAGGTAATCAACCATTATCTGCGGTTGATATACAAATACATTTTAAAACCAAGGATGGGGTTCTCCACCCATTATTATTATGGTCGGGAGCATCATGCCAGATTAAAATATTATTTGAAAAGAAAATTAAAATGGTTAAATTATTAAATTAAAATAATAATTAAAAAAAAATGATATATATTATATAATGTTAAAATCTTCAAATAAATTTATATTATATATAATTTATTATTATGGACTCATTCGTTTTATTAGGTCAAATTATTAATTAAAATACTTAAAAATATAATAATATATTATAATAATAATAATGGAAGGATATCGAATTGTAGAGAAACGAAATTATAGAATTACTAATAAAGAAAAAATAAAACAAATAAGAAAACAAAAATATATATGTGGATGTGGATCATTTTTAAATGTTGTTGGAAAATCAAAACATAAAGAATCAAATAGACATAAAGAATTTATTAAAAATTATATTAAGAATTTAATTAATAATAATAATAATTAATAATAATAT